AGCCATAGCCATCGCCAGAGCTATAGCCAGAGCCATAGCCATCGCCAGAGCCATCGCCATCGCCTAAGCTTTCCATATAGCTACTTCCTTAATAGAGTCCATTGCTTTTTTAGTTGTGTTAATAACTTCAATAGCGTCTAAAATTTGTATTCTAGCTGGTGATGTGAACTTACAATCTTTTGGCTTACTAACACCGTCAACTGCAAGCCCGCTCAAAGATGCAGCGCCATTCCAATACCACAATCTGCGACATTCTTTTAATACAACCTCACGGCCATTCCTAGATTCTAAAAATCCAGCAAATGCGCCTGATCTATCTCCTCTCACTACGACATAATCTAATCCGTCAACTTGTGGAGAAGCCTGTGTCTGCGAAGATTTCTCAACATATTCAACACCGTTAATCGTTAATGTTTTTGCATTTATTTCCATTTTCATCCTTCTTTCTCAAGCCTTAGCTTGGGTTATTTTCTAATTCAATAAATTCATGTAGTTTTCTAATAGTTTCTTTCAGTTCTTTAAAATTGTACCGCTCAATTGATGTAGCTATAAAACATAGCTGATAATCGTATTTATGAATTTCTTTGCATTTAAAATGTAAAGCATCAAACATCTCACTTAAGAATATAGCTTGGTCATCACTGTTCATGTTTGAAAAGCATTCTACAATTTCATGCATATCAACTGTAGCCCTTGCTGCAACATCAAAACCTATTTTTTTCATCCCACACCTTCCACATCTTTTAAAAATTTCTTAGCATGACTTACATTTATACTGTGATCATTAGGTTTACAATAAGAACACTTGCAAGACCAAGAATCACGTTTACAATCGGCATGACTGGAATAAAAATCCGCAGCTTTAATTACTTTAGATAATGCCTCTCTCATAATCTCATTTTGCTTTTTAAGCTTTTCAACTTCTTCTTGAGCTTGTTTGAAACCAGCATCGAACCCAGCACAAAATGATAACTCCATTATTAAATTAGTCGGCCACCATACCATATAAAATTTTTCGTTTTTAAACTTCTTTGCAAGTTCATTTTTAATTTCTTCATACTTTGGCTTTACTGTGTCGATCATTTTGGTCCTACCGATTTGTTTATTAAATTTACTGCAAAAGAAAATCCAGCAATAAAAAAACCAATGCAAATCATGAATGCAATTATGCCTATAAAAATAATTTCTGTTGTGCTCACTTCAAAACCTCATCGATTTGCTCAAGTGCTCTTGTCGCTTCATTTGTATCATTTTCAAATATAAAAGATTGATTAGTTTCCACATTAGTGATTTTAAATATTTGCGTAGATTCTCGAAATCTTTCAGAATAACTTCTCAAAGCATCTTTTGCAATCCTTAATGCCTCTTCAATTTTACAATACTTTTCAAATATTTCTTGTTCATTTTTATTCATTTTTTTCTCTCTTTTTTAAGATGATATATTTATTATCTAGATGAGCTAGCAACAACAATGGTCCAATAATCAAATACGCTAATAATACTACAATACGCTAATAATATTCCGATAAGTTCAGTAAATGTTAAATCTCTATCTTTTAACAACTCATTTATGCAAACAATAACACCAATTACATAATAAATTAAAAATATTGATAGTATTATTTTATAGTAATACATTTAATACCCCAAAGGTATGGTTAAGCTAATTAGCAAACAAACGATTAACGCTGTTAAAATAATTAGTGTGTAAAATAGTTTATACATTTATCATATCCTCGTTCATTGGTACATGAGTCGTTATCACGAATGTAATACTTTCACGCTCACCGATCACTTTCTCGCAGTTTCCACTAAAGAAATAACAATCATCAATATTAAGACATTTTGCTAAAGCATCATGTGCCATTTTAATGTGGTTTGTGTGATCCTTCTTTTTAACCGTATTTTTCTTTGTATAAATGCTCGATCTTTCAAAGATAAAGTAACAATCAACTTTTAAAACAAGTCCCTGGCTTATCGCTAGTTCCAAGGATTTTTGAATAGTATGTAATACATTCTCTTCTCGCCTTATGAATCTCAGAACCGATTGCTTGTACGATGTTGACTTGCGTGTGTGGATCAAACGAGCAAAACCGCCCACTTTTGCGCTCATTAAGCTCTGATTGACAGTTGGGGACATCGGAAAGTTGTTTACGATAAACTTCATATAGTTCCTTTGATTCTCGTTGAAACATTAAGCAGTTTGCTAAGTGATTAAGCTCTATGTTTTTAGTTAGCTCATTAGTATTAAGCACTTCGATTAAGTTGTCTTTAAATAAATCTTGCATTGTGTATATATGAGCTTTTTTAAAAACTGATATTATTTTGTAGTTAATTTTATCAATAAAGTAACACCATATTAAAAAGTCATAAAGTTCATTGTCAGGTAAAAATGTACGTTCACGTCTAAATGTTGATAGTTTAGAAGTAAGTATTGAGTGCATTTTACCAGTGTGTGAATTGTTATCTTTTTGAAGTTGTTGTTTGGCTAGATAGTATAGAATCGAGTATCTATACTCATTATTTTGAAAGACCTTAAAATTATTTAAGAACATTTCAACTATGTTCATTAACCCCTCCCCAGAGATCTATTGAACTATTTCATTTGAATCGTCATTAGTTGTCAATTTGTCAGTGCTTGGCTTTATGTCAACTGGCTTAACGAGTGAGCGCATGATTAAATCATATGCCCATAAAGCGCCTGATTGAAAGCCCTCAGCATCTTGCTTGTTATAAGTTTGATTCAAAGTTGCAAAACGACCAGCTGCTAGTTGTTTAAATAGTTCACGATCCACATTTATCATAGATTCCCCTTTGTTTGTTGTGCATATCTTACAGACAAAGTGATGTCCTCATCTGTAAGCCCCATATTTAAAATCAATAGCAATAACTCATCCGCAGTCATTACATCACCGTTGTTTATTGCAAACAATCGATCAATGTCGATAGTTGTAAACTCACTTAGTTCATAAAATGTAAGCGAATCGCGTAAGCATAAGCCTTGAATGAGCAGTCTTGGATAATCGGTAAATTGCATGAATAATGACTAAATTAAAATGATTAAAGTTTCAACAAATGAAGTGTTACAAATTTGTCATGTTACTTCTTTAAAGCATCCATCATCATTTTATTCCAAGCTTCATCTTTTTTATTTTTACGCTCAGACTTTGTATTCTTTTTCATCTTATCATTAAATAATTTAACTCTTAAGATTCTATCTTTTGATTTATCAGTTAATTTAAACTTTGATGTGTTCTTATGATTGTGTTTCATGAATCCCCTTTTAAGTAATAGGGCGCAAATTGTTGCTTGCTTGCACATTCCTGCGTTTTAGCAACATGATCTCTATTAGACTAAACAATCTTTCCGCATGACACTGTCTTGATGTATTGGACCTTCTTGCTTAAGTCCCTTTGGTTAGCAACCCTGCGTCTCTAAATCTCAAAAACAAAACGCACACCTATCTTAGTTCGGCTAACATCAATTCAGTCGCTTTCCCGATTGTTGACTCCCAACCATGAATGTTCGTCGTGTTCTTTAAAGTCTAGAGTCGCGCCATCCTTCTATTGAAGATTTTCTCTAAACGCTTTCGGTCTCTATTTCTAGTTCAACCTTATTGACACATTACTATGTCCAAACACAACGCATGGAAGTACAACGCACTTTCTGCGCCCTTACTCCTAGTTTTACGACTTTTAGGATTTGCTTCGTCGAGATTTTTAAAAAAAGAATTGACGTTAGTAGGTCAATCTAAGATAAATAATTTAACTAATTTTATTTCTTAGATTTGGCAGTCACTTAGGCTGCCTTTTCTTTTTGTAGAATCCGTCTATTTGTTTATTGAATAATTTACAGACTTGCAAATAAAAAAAGAGCTAATCTTTCGACTAACTCTCTTAAAAGGAATCATGCTTCATTGATGCAACTACTTGATAGTATTAAACTATTCTTATAGTGTCTATGATAATTTCAGTAGTATATCTTTCTTGCTTGGTCTTTGCGTCAACATATTGATATGTCGTTAACTTTCCCTCAACGTAGACCTCTACACCTTTAACTAGCTTCTCAACTAGACCAGTTTTTATAGGCCAATCACCATAGATCTTACAGTTGTGGTATTCATTGTCGTACTTAGTCTCACCGTCTTTTTTGTATGAATCAGTCGTTCTGACAACTACGCGTGTCATAAGCTTATCATTCGCTGTTTGTTTTGCAGTCGCATCTTCTTGTATTTTCCCTACAAGTATTACTTTGTTTATCATCTTACCCCTACCATGTTTTGATTATTAAATAGATCAATACGATCCATATAAAGTTAATTCTACTGTCTAATTTATTTAATCGATTTGCTGCTATTTTGAACGCCTCATTTACTTCGTTATAAAAATCCATAAATCACCTCAAAATGGAATTGAATCGCTGTCTGGTTTAGTTAATTGAATAAAGCTTATTAATTCATCATACTCGGTCATGTTTAACTGGCTTACGTCCATTTTATTGAAAAGCTCTTTCATTTTCTTTGTCACATTCTCAAATGACCAGCCAGCTTTCTCATGGATCGCGTATAAACGCTTTACTTGCGCTTCTGTGACGAGTTTAGATGCTTTAGCTTGTGAAGGTGCTGTTTGAGTCGCTGGGCGCGTAAATGGGGCACTTAACGACGTTTTAGGCGCTTCTTGTTTTGCTGCATAATTATTCGTGTTTTGCATAACTTTGTCTTTTTGCGTCACTGTGAATGACTCATTCTTTTCATTCGTGTCGTTCGCATCGATGTCATCGCTTCCTGCAATACCGAGAATACCAAGCATCGCGTATCGTTTTGCGTATGTGAATAAGCTTCCCATTTCTTGCATGTTGTTTGGAGTTCCAATTACAGGGGTCGGTATAACTTTAGATTGCCCAGATTCGTGCATAAGCTCTGTAAATAGACACAAACCCTTATCATCTCGAGTAATGTGTTGTTGAAAGCTAATGCCATTTGATGCGAGAACTCGCCTTGCTTCGTCTAGTACAGATTCGAGCGGTACATAATCAAAAGAATACTCCCCACCTGATTTGAGTCTAACTTTACTTGTAGCTGACTTTTCTAACTCTTTTACTTCTTTTTGAGCTTTTGCTAATGCTTTCGCTAACTCTTGATTTTCCATCAATCACCTCTATTTTTTTAAGTATGTTCTTAAAGTTTTGATCACTTCTATATCAACGCCGTCGATTTTCAATCCACTTTGTAAGTCTTGTAATAATTTCTCTTTATCTAAAGTGAATGAAGTCACTGGAATGAAGTAATCCTGCGGAATCGCTGTTTGATCGTTAATAACTACCTTGTCCTTGCCTTCGATTAATTTGAAACGAAATGCTTCGCCGTCAATCTCGTTTACATTCAAAGTATTCATCATGTACTTTATTCGATCTTTTAGCTTATCACTTGAATTCTCAAACACTTTACGAGCATCACGCGCTTCTGTCTCTAAGTCTTTAAAATACTCAGTACGTTGTTTTAAGTGATCCATATATAACTTATACTTATCGACTTTCACTTGTAGATCTTTTTGATTCAAAGCTAATGCGTTCTCAATCTCTTCGTTAAGTTCACCGCCTGATTCAATTAACATTCGATCAAGCTCTAAAAACTCATTCGTGATTTGTATTAATGATTTATTCATTGTCAGGCTCTCTTTCATTAAAGTTTCGGTATCGATCTGCTGTAATATTTTGTTGCAATTCTTTTAAAATATCTGGATGTAACATTTCTGAAATATCTATATCTGAGTCAATGGCAAAGACCTCGTAAATTTCAACAACATCTATATTGACGTTGTATCCAATTATGAACTCACCATCGACACCATATTCTTGAACTGTGTAATATTCTGCATTTGTGCGTTTTTTCATATCGATCACCTCTAATTTAATCAATCACCTGTGCGCATAGAATATCAAAAGTTGCGTATGCTTTAAATAAAAAAGCTAAACATGATGAATTTGTAATATTCGCGTATCAATTTGATGCAATTTTTACAAAGCCGATACTCATCCTTGAGACACGGCTGCATATGAATGGATAGGATCTATCTATAGTCTAGACAGTTGTGTGTATTTTTTACAATAGTTATTTCATTTTAAAATTGTTTTCTATCAACTAAATAAAACTCTGTTGAAATATCTTTCTAGTCTAGTCCAGGCGATTAAATACATTGCAAATCAGTTGATGAATGTTAGCATTTAATCAACCGATACGGTTATTGTTTTGCTCTGCGAATTGCACCATTCCAGGGTCATCGGGTCTTAAAGGCCCGATTTTTTTTGCTTAACAAATCAGATTAATTATGTTCATTTAAACATATGAAAAAACTTTTATTAAAACTCAGATATTTTTTGGCTCGATTAAAAGGCAACAATGGCGTCAGCGGCAGAGTTTCAAATGAAACGAAAGTTGATATTCCAAAAGCTGATGAAAAACCGCCTGTGGTTGTAATACCTAGTGAGCCAGCGAAGATTGGTCATAAGTTGTTATGGTACCCCAAGGCTAAGATAGTCAAAGGAATGAGATGAAAGAATACAACGATGCTGTAAAATCGGCAGAGAATCATGTTAGAGAAGAATATAAAAATGAGAAAATATCGAAACTTAAAAGAGTATGTTTTGAAGAGGCGTTAAGTTCAATAAATTGTGTAGAGAAAATTATTGAAACGCTGACCGTTGAAAAAATAGAAGAACTTAAGTTGAATATAGAATTTGAAAATCTAATGTATTCAATTGGAAAAATAAAAGCTAATGGATATGACAATTAAATTTCCTCAAGAGGCGTTGGTGAGACACATTAATAAATCCTAGGTATGCGTGTCTAGAAATACCGTAACCTTCGTCGCTTGTTTTTTCAACTACTTACAAAGTTAAACTTATAAAAAAGGCGATTTTTTTAGATAGGGGAGAGTAATGAAAGATATTGATGCAAAAATTACTTCTGAAATAAAAAAACACTATATAAAGCCAGCTATTACATTTGTCGAAAAAGAGAACAACAAGCGCGAAGGACGAGCATCAAGACTTGGTTGTTTATTTAATGTTGAACAAAAAATTTGGCTCGATCATTATATGAAAGAGTATATTCTTGAGTCATTACTAGGAAAAAAGGAATTAAAATGAATCTAAGCTTTAATCCACAAGACGAAGACGAAGTATTTAAAGTTAAACAAATGCTTAGCGCAGGTGAGTATTCATCAACTTTAAATGAAATCTATAACTTATGCAGAAATCAACTTAAGCATGGTGACTGTGAGAATGTTGAACAGTTAGTCCAATTGATTGAACAAATAAAAGCATTAGCGAGTGAGTATGAGTAACATAATAGATAACAAAAAGTTCTTTAATTTTAGAACAAAAGATGAAATGAGTTTTTTAAAAAGAATTGTGTGGCAGTTGTTTCCTAAAAGCTCAAATTTTGGTCATCTCTTTGAAAAAGGAGACCTATGAAAAAACTTCTATTAAAACTTAGATATTTATTTGCACGATTTAAAGGCAACAAAGGAACAAGCGGTCGTATTGTTAACGACACAAAAGTTGATGAAAAAAAAGCTGATGCTGTTAAGCCTATTACTATAATTCCCGAAGCTCCTGCGACTGTTGGGCATAAGCTTATGTGGTATCCAAAAGCTAAAATCATCAAAGGAATGCGTGCAGCTGGGACGTATGCGAATGATTATCCAGTCGGTGCAGTTGTGCACTATTCTGCATCTCGCGATGATAACGAACAACAAGCAATCGATATGCTGAACTGGGGCATCAGTGAGCATTATGCTTTTTTCGTTATCGGTCCTACTGGTCAGGTCTATCAATCAATCCCTTTGAATCAATGGAACTCACACTGTGGTCAAAGCTCATGGCCTGGTCTTGGAACTCGTTTATCTAACAAACTTGTCGGAATTGAGATAGCTTGCGCTGGAAAATTAGAATCGAATGGAAAATCTTGGTTTGGTAAACAATATCAACCTGATCAAATTCGTAATGGATTTAAGAAATATACAAAAGAACAAGAGCTTGCGTTATTTGAATTGCTTCGTTGGTTATATGAAAACAATAATGAAGTATTTAACTGTGATTATATTCTAGGCCATGATGAAATTTCACCAGGGCGAAAAAATGATCCTGGTCACTCGTTATCAATTAAAATGCAAGAATTAAGAAACGCAGTTAAAGCTAACAAAAACCCATTCATCTAGACTTTAGGTACGTCCTTAAATCAATAAATTCCTGCGGCGATAGTGCAACAACACCGTCGCAATCACTCAACGGCAAGTCTTGAACAAAACGACTTGCTAGTGTTTGCTTATTCGTAATCATTCTTTTTGAGCAGATATTGTGTTGAACATCGATGACATAAATGTGACTTATAGGTGCGCTGTTCATTGCCTTACAACCAGACAAACTAAATAAAAGAATTGCAGCGATGTAAGTAAAAATTGCGAGCTTAATCATTAAGAAGCCGATCTTCCGCTGCTCTTCGATCTTCTCTCGTTGAATCAGGGTTTCTAACAACTTTGTCGTAATCTTTTGCTCGTCGTTTATTTTGTTCAAGTTCTGCTCTTTCATCGAAATATTCCTTTATTTCTTTACCTGCTCTTTGAGCTGCTCTTTCAAGCAGCATCCAAGCGAGATTTACAAGTAGCTTTTCAATCCATGCACTCATTTTTGACCTTCCAAAATCTTTCGATATTCAGGATCACGTTGTTGTAAAACATAGTTGGCAGCAGCGAATGATTGCTCACCTTTATCAGCAGCATTTCTTAAAATTTGCTCATATTTTGAGCCTTTTGATTTTTCAATCACTGCATTCATTGTGCCCTCATCATTAAAGCTTTGAGGCTCACGAGTCGTTTGATCTTTTGGTAGTCTTTGACCTAATTGATTAACTAGAGCATTGAACATTTGAGGATTGTTTTGCATTACTTGTTGCATATTTGGAGACTTTGCTAAAGCTTTACTGATCTTATCAAGACCTTCGGCTGCTACTTTTGGTCCATACTTTTCAAGTGCTTTCTTCCCAAAGAATGTAGCCGCTGCCGGAGCTGCCCCACCGCTTGCCGCTGCACCTGATGAAGCTATAGTGTCCGTCAATCCAACAAGCTTATTGCCTTGTTCTCTTGCTAACTTATTAGACAACAATTCTTCTGCACCTTTTGCACTAGAATAAAGCTGTTTACCTTGATTAAGTAATTCGTTTAATCCTTCTTTGTTGATTGTCTTTGCGCCTTCTTCTGTGGCTTTATCAATTGCATCACTAACAACTCTGTAAGCATCTCGAGCCATTAATTCTTTATCACTTGGATTAGGACTCATTTTCCATTTAGCAACTTTTCCAAGCTCTTCTTTCAACGCTTGAGCCTCTTTCAATGAAATGTTTTTATCACCTCTCATTAAAATTGCTTCTAGTGTATTTTCAAGCTGTGCAGTTTCCCCTTTATTGATTGGTGATCTATAAAAACCGCCTAATTGTTCATCAACTTTAGATGCAACTTCAAGGGGATTGAATGTCGATGCTCCGGCCTCGTCAATTTGACTATAAACATCTTCCATCATTTGGCCAGCTTTTGATTTCATAGCTTCATTTCTTGCCATCATTTCTTCTGCATCAGATGAAAGTAAGTCATTATCTAAAGCATAACGACCGATTTTTTTAACCTTATCAAGTCCAAGTTTTTTAACTGTTCCACGTTCTGCACCTAATGAACGAGCCGACATTCTATTTGCTAGATCCTCTGATTTTTCACCAACTGATTGAATACCTTTGTTGATCATTGGTGAGGCAACATCTAGGACTTTTCCTAATGCTCCTCCCATAACTGCGCCCTCGGCTGTATTAACAAGTTGATTTTTAACGTCACCTTCACCTGCACCTAAACCAGTTAAGCCTCCAACAACTGCACCTTGCTTCATCATCGATGCCCCTGGCATGATCTTGTTAACAGGTGACAAAACACCGCCAGCTAAGTTTGCAGCTAATGCAGCTGATGGATTCTCTTCTTTTCCTTTTTTAAGTGCTTCTCGTTCAATATCACGAGCCTTTTGATAGGCATCTCTTAAAACTTCCCAGTCAAGCGTAGGACCTTCTTTAGATAACTTAATATCTTTAAGTTTGCCACCAGCACCCTCAACGCCTAATGCTTTTCCTAATGCTTCGATTCCGCCTGCAAATTCATCTGAAAAGCCAGCAGTTGCACCTTGTAAAAACTCACGAGGTACAGTCTCTAAAATTGATTCACCTTCTTTTAAAACTTCTTCAAAAGGCTTTGAAGGATCAAATTTAGGCTTTTCATTTACAGTTTCAAAAGGTTTATTTGGATCAAATTTAGGCTTATTCATATTCACCTGTGGCTTCATTTAAAATATAAGTATGACCATTCTGTTTGATTGTTTTTGGTTTTGCAATTTGTGGTTTGTAACCTGCTTCTTCTGGTGTAAATCCCAAAGTTTTAAGACGAGAAATCATCTCATTTTTCTGATTCTCTAATTTTTGTTTTTGCATTTGAGCTGAATCAGTAGCTCGCGGAAGCATTTTCAAAAATCTTTCCTCTTCATCTTTGTTAATAGCTCCACCAGATTGCATACGACCAAAAGCCTCGGCTGCTCTTCTTTCTGCCTCAGTATAAGGATTGTCTCCTATTATTGAAAATGTATTCGATCCTTTTCCTAAAGCACCTGACATATCATCAATACTTTTTAAAACCATCATAGCATTGTCAAACCTTGCTTTATCCGTGCCAGACATAGAAGCAAGTCGTTTTTCTGGATTTAATTTTTCTTGTTCTTTTTTAAGCTCTTTTTGCATTTCAAAACCTTGTTTTGCACGTTCTTTTTGCATCTCAAAGCTTTGATCTTCTTTTCTTTCTTGGCTTCTTAAATCCATAGCGTATTTGTTTTTTAAATACTCAGCGACTCGATCAGATTGATCCTTGCTAGCTTTATCAAATGCACCGACTGTAGCAGCGTCTATTGCTTCTTTACGCTTATCAAAGTAATCAAGTGCTGTGCTAGGTGCTCGACCTGCCATCGAAGCGCCTAGGCCTGCTAGTGCTTGTCCAATGCCCATTCCTGATTTTTGTTCCTCAGCAGCTTTTTGAGCAGCTTCACGATTGTCATAAGGAAGTTTTCCACTCTCTAAAAAGTAGCGGCGTAGTTTTTCTTCATTGCTTAGTTTTTCATCATTTAAAAAGTCCATTGGATTCATTATTTACCCCCTGGGAAAGCAGCTCTAGCACCTGTTTCAATTAAACCACCTAAAAAACCTGCTTCTCTATCGCGAGCCGCATCTTTTGAAGCTCCTAAGTTTTGATAAGCAGATGCAGTACCGCCTGCACGTTTATAAGCATTCTCAAATTGCTGTTGTGGCAAATTTAAGTTGTATTGCTTAGCTAGGTTCCCTGCTTCAACATTTTGATTAGAAACATTTTGTTTTTGACCGACGTTGTATTGTTGCGCTTGATTTTTTGCTCCAACATTTCTACCCATAACATCTTGTTGGTTAGCAGCATTGAATCTTGCAATTGCATCCGCAGCTTGTGCTTTTTGAGCAGCTTGACCAAAGTCCTGAGCCTGCATTTGTCCGCCAAGTTGACCACTTTGCATTAATGCTTGAAGTGCTCTTTGCTGAGCTTGAGCCTTAGCGTCCATCGCCATTTGAGCTTGTCGATTGACTGCATCTTGAGCACTCATTTGACGTGCTACTAATTCTTGACCGCCGCCACTCATCCCACGAGTCGCAAGATTTTGCATGATAGCATCTTGTTGACCTCGTAAGTTACGATTGATGTCACTTTCTAGTCTTGATTGTTCTGCTAAAAATTGAGCATCTTCTCCGCCTGCTGCGCCGACTTCTTGTAACTTTGAAAGAGCATTTAACTGCGCTTGTCTTAAAGCTGGATCTGTCGAAATACCTGCCATCTCGCTTGGACCAAGAGTTACAGCAGTTTCAAGCTCTGGGTTTAATTCAGCAACTTGTTTGTAAATTTCTGGATAATATTCTTTTAAAACTGGTAAAGGTAAGTTTTTAAAAAGATCAACTGCCTTTTCTGATTCACCTTTACCACCACCGCCGAAAATTTGTTCAAATAATCCCATGTCTTTATCCTTTTTTAATAACTCTGTTATATTTTTGATCAGCTAGCAATTGTTCCATTAAAGCTTTGTACTTAGACTCTGCATCTTGAACCGCACCTTGAATGTCATCTAGTGAATCAAGATGTCTAAAATTAGTAGTTGGCGCTTTTCCCGCCATGTAATCAGCTAATGTTCCACTAGCATCCGCAACCGATTCTCTCATTCCAGTTTTGTAAGATCCAGTGCCAGTTTGTGAAGCACCTTGAGCGTACTCATCAAACCATTTTTGTTTTGCTGCCAAGTCTTTAGCTAACTGATCGTTGATTGAAACTGGTTTTCTTTGAGCTTGATCCAGAGTCAATTCGTTCATTGCTGGGTTTTCAAACAAATCGGCCAATGCTTGATATTTTTGCCGCTCTTGTTGTGTTGCTATGTCGTTGATACCTAACTCCGATTGATCAGCTTGTAAGTACTTACTTAAATCAGTATCAAACAATCTAGTCCCTTCGGTTAAACCCAAAAGGTCCATAGTCTCTTGAGATAACACTTCATCTTGAAGATCTTGAGCAACTCTGTTTTGTAGCTCTGCTCTTGATGCCATCTCTTGCTTAGCACGCTCTTGTAATGGATTTACTAAAGCTTCACGCGCTTGTTTCTCTGCTGGTGCAAATGCTTGTTGATTAGCTAAGGCTTGTTTTTGAGCTGCTCCAATTGCGCTACCAACATTCTGTGCAGTATCTTGAAACATTTTATCAATACCAGAATATCGTTGAGATAAGTCTTCAAGTTTACTTCGTGACTCTTGTGAACCTTGAAGCAACGCTTGATCTAGTTTTGTCTGACCTTGCGAGTATGTAGGTCGAGCATAAGTTTTTTTAAGTAGTTCTTTTTGTCCTTCTTCGGTCGCCGCGCTTTGCACGTTTTGAGCCGCGCTCGAGGCTGCCTTTTGCACGTCTTGATAACCACTCACCTGATCGACCGTTGCTGGTCCCGTGTATCCACCCGTTTTTTTTACTGTCTTATATTGCTCTTTTTCTTGAGCACTCATTTGATCTTTTTTTAATGCTTCATTAGGATCATATGCTTCTACTTTAGGCGCTTGTGTTCCAAAGTTTTGAACTTGTGACTTAGCTTGTTCGGCTTGTGCTCCAACATCGGTCGCAATCTTTTGGCCCATTTGACCAGCTTGTTGTTTATTAGCATCTAAGTAAGATTGAATGTTCGTATATCGACCAGATCCTTGTTTTTTCTGTGATCCACCTTCTTGACCTGGGACATTTGTTGCGAATGAAGTTGATTGACCAGAAATGTTTTTTGCACCCTGTTCGTTTCTTTGCTCCTCATCGTCTAAGTTCATCTGTGCTGCGAATGGCATTTAAAACCTCTCGTTAATTGTATATTACTAAAAATCTAATTGTGTATGTCGAGCTAGTCGTTAGTCCTGAAATATCCGAAATGACTATCTGACCATCGTTGTATGTCCAGACAACCCATGGTGTTTGAGTTGAATATGTCCCAAGCGTATTATTAAAACAGTAAATTGGCAAAACTCCTTTTGGGGAGTAGTTAAATTTAGTCTTAAATCTTAAAGGAAAGTTCGACGAATGATTAACATATTTAAGCTCTTTGATCTCTTGATTAAGATTATCTTCAATCGTCAGTCCATTTCGATAGCTTAAAAAGACATCATTAATGAATTGATTGAGAGGTGGGAATAGCTTTTCTGCTAACTCCCTGTATTCTTTAAAGTCTTCTAAAGTAAACTTCGCGGGATTAATCTTACTCATTATGACCTACTCGTTCTTTCGCTAACCCAGTCATATTGTAACGATACGCCGTTAAGTGCCCACAAGCCGTATGCATTATTGATCTGCATTCGAACACTTAACAAAGTACCGCGAGACTTTTCACGAGGAACAAATATTCTAATAGGCTTAGGTCTAGCAAGGCCGCCCCATGTGCCAGATCCCCAAGAGAATAAACCCCATAAGTCACTGCCGTAAGTTCCACTAAATGAAGTCGATGAATAACCACCGCTTAGGTCTGTATAGTAACTAACATATCCATTTAAGAATGCTGTATTTCTAAACAATAAAGCAGTCTCTTGAAAGTGCTTCATTACACCTGGATTGTTAAAGTGTTGAACTGCATACTCAACTGTGCAAGGAATTGATTTATAAACAGTCACTGCACCAGTCGGCCAAGTCTTTGTATCTGCCACGGTCACAGTGTTTGTTGCTGCGTTGATAGCAGTGATCATCGAGTAAACAGTTGATGAATCGTACAACAACCAACCGACCTCAAGTCCAGTGACATCATTCAACACAACATTTGTCCCAGAGCTTGATGTGATCGAATAGCCGTCAACTTCTTCGTCAATGAAGTCTCTGAATGTTAATGATTTACGCTCTTGCAATACATGCTTATCGTCAGTGTTGCACAAATACATTTTGTCATCAGTTCGATTAACAAAGCCTGATCGAGCATCTTTTAATCTTAGTGTCCATGCTTGCGTAAATGTATTGTAAACGAAAGCCTGCGAAGGAAACGCATCTGATGAGTCACCGATCGTAAATAAATAATATTTTCTGTCAGTCTCATAACCAACACCGAAACTTAACTTTTTAAGTGAATCATAGTTTGCACTAATCAATTCTGTGATCTGATCCTCAATCGGTCGAGAAATAACCTGTACACCGATGTCTGATATCGTAACGATGCCTTGGTCACATAATGCAAAGATCTGATTATTCATTACCACTGCACTGTCTGGTGCAATCAGTTTAGTCGAAGTGTCTAGTGGATCAATATTCCAAGAACCACCACCGCCGGTTAAACGATAAACGCCGTCGTCTTTTAAAATAAATAATGAATCACGAAGTGCAAGTATTCTGCGCCCCTCGTAATTCTTTGATCCTACAAATGTGATATTCGCGGCTGGCACATGCTCAGGAGCTTGATTTTTACTCCACATTAAGCCATTCGCGTACTCTTCATTGTCACTCGTGCCAGTTCCAAGATCAAAAGCTGCTGATCGAGATGTGGTCACAGTAAATGAAGTATCATCAAGTGTTCGTTTAACTAGCAATATTTGTCCTGGGAGATCTTGATATCCAGAAATGTAATAAGCATAAACAGTCGTATTTGAAGCATATTGATTGATAACTTTGACTAATGATTGAGCAGTGTCAGCGATATTCTGTGCAGCACTTCCACCAGTCACAACTTGAAAGTATCCACTTGCTATCGTTTCGCTACCTTTGCCAGTAAACACAACACTATTAATTGTGATTGTATCATCGTTGACTAAGCCTGATCCACCGACTGCTAATAGCTTAATGTCGATTTGATGCTTAGTTTTTACGTTTAAATAAAATGTATAATCTTTAAATACACAAATGTCCTTAGCGAAAGGCGGCTCATCGTTTGATTGAGCGATGCCTTCTTGTGAAGCATTCGTGTATAAGTATGCTCCCATAAGACTGAAAGGCGTAGAATCAGTAAATGTAACAGACTTAGCTGTAATTTCACCAGCTGTAGGATTTTTTTCATAAACTAATTGAAGCTCATCATTCGGCTCTGTACTTACACCGCCTGATTCGTTTGAGCGATAAACTTGAAAGAAGTCACTTGTTGTAATTCCACTTGGTATCGTAAATGTCAAAGACACATCACGAGTTCCACCAGTTGAATTTGTGACAATAATACGTTGAGATGGCGCACCTAAATATAAATTGTTGTTTGAATCACGAGATCCCCAAACTACTCTGTAAGCAACTTGATGATTATGACCCATGAATCCACTTGCTCCAGTAACGCTAGCAACGCCGTCAAGACCTCTCGGCATTCCAGTTGAGTAAACTGGACCTGCATAGTTATCGATAACCTTAACACCTGTTGATGTTGTAAAATATAAGTTACCCTTAGCTTGAACGAATTGCATACGAGCATAATCATCGTCAGGATTAGCATAAGTGCCAGAGTATTGTGTCCATCCTGAGCTTGTGACGTAGTATTGCATTGAATCGTCATCAGTTCTATGACCAATGATCTTATCTTGATATGAAACTAATCGATCAAATCTTGCTGCATCACTCACTGGTGCATCGGCTAATCGATCAAAACCACGAGCTGGTTCAATGATGCCATCTTTATCAATGACAACATTGTTTGCAATAGTTAATGCACCCTCTGGCGTGAGAGCTGACAATTGATTTTGATTTGTCATCAACCCACGGTTTTTTAATATTAAAGTCTGACTCATTTAGTACCTTCTTGTTGAAAAGAATCCTAAGAGCTTTCCAGTTCTAACTTTGTTTGAGTTATTTTGTACGCGTGGATCAAGCATGTTAATTGCGTCTTCTTTAACTCTCATCAATGTATTCATTTCATCAGCATATGACTTATCTTTTTTACTTGATAAAGTTTTACAAAGTGCTGATTGAATCAATACTGGATGTAACTCTTCTGGCACCATTGGTATTGGTGATTCACCAGCTAGACAAATGTAATCACCTTCTTCTAAGTCATCAGGTAAGCTAGAAAAGCTTATTGTAGTACCACTCACACCACTAATTGAATAATCCATACCTAAAAGATCACACGGATTAGAAGCTTGAACAAAATCAACAACTGTACTTGTTGTCATCGTGCTTGGCACACTTGAAACAACAACTTGATTAAGACCAGTATCGATTGATGTAATTTGAGCGCAAGCTGTAGTTAGGACTAAAGTCGAAGGTCTTCCGAAATACTTCATTCTTAAAGTGCCGGTTGTAAAATCATTTGATAATTCAACTTGGTTTCTTTCAATGTAATATCCTGTTTTATTTAGTGGTCGATCTTCTTCGTATAGTCTTGCTAAATTTTGCTGGTTCCCACCTGCATCAATGACTTTTAAGTCACGAATCATTGAACCGATTGCACGTTTTGGTATTCTATATTTAGCATATTGAGTGACTGTAAAGTCTTTGTATTGAACAAAAAACTCTTCATTCAATTTCATCATCATTGGTACAATTTCGACTTTCATTTGATGATTGAACAATACTAGAAAGTCGCTATCGCTAAAAAGATCATTACTCGATGGGAATGAGCCGTGGATCTTTAATGCTGATATAAGTTCACTTGTATCCATCGAGTTACCTCTCTATTTCATTTCTTTCATTTTTTCGATTAACATTTGAAGCATTTCAGGATCGATGTCCATTTCAGCTTCTTTTTCTTCTGACATTTCGTCCATGACTTCTTCTTTTTCATCCATCATTTCAGGCGTCATTTCGTCGTCTTCTTTTTTCTCTTCTTTAACGACTTCAATCTCTGCTTTCATTAATTTTGGATGCTTCTTTAGACGATCACCTTCACGAGCGTCCATTAGATCCATAATCTCGCTTAATACTTTCTTTTTTAAATCCATATCTTTCATGAACGCTCCTTTATCTATTGCGCTTTTTTAACTAGCTTCTCTAAAAATTCAATTACTTGATCATCAAGCTTTGTCTCTGTTTTAAGAGCTAGCTTTTTAATAATGTCGATTAAATCAATTTTTAATCCTAATTCAATTTCTACTTTTGCATCTGGTAAAATGTCTAGTGACATATGACCAAATTCACCAATTTGTTTTTCAAATTCTTTTCCTTCGAGCATCTTATTCTCCTTGATTTAATTGTGGCAATTCATCGCCTTGTTCATAAATAATGTAATCTGTGCCATCACAAACAATCATCGCGACATTTTCTTTTTAATTTCTTTAACATCGGTTTCTAAAATTTCAAGTCGATGATTATGAATATTTATCGCTGCAACTATTTTATCAACTTGAGTATTTAACACAACTTTAAGCTCATCATTCTGCTTTGACACGAACTTTCTAAGCATAAAATAAATGATTATTAACGAAGCAATACTTCCACTCTCAAAGCCCATTTCTTTAGCAGTTGTGAGCATAGTGATTAATTCCATTTAATCCCCTTTTAAAGCTAGTCTTTATCGTTTAATTCATTTACTAAATGCTTAACTATTTTTTTAAGTTCTGCAATTGTTTTAACTTCTGCCCAGTCTATAACGTCTAATTCTGCCCGTCGTGCAGCTCGATCAACGCGCTTTTTATCTTTCTTGTCTTCTTTGTCTGCACGCTCTTGAATAACTTTCGCTTTTTTTACTTGGTCTATTTTAAGTTCTTTATTTTCAACATAGCACCATTCAAAATCTTCGCCCTCTGGAATTTCATAAGCTTCACTACACCAAGCTGGTTCAAGACCTGATTGTTGCGCTGGCTTGCCGTCAACTATTGCATAAAATTGTTTCATAAATTAACCCTTCCAACCGTTAATTAAAACACGAGCTTTAAATGAAACCGCATTCGATGAACTGAATCCAGTTGTACCGCCTATTTTTGTAAAACCACTTCCACCGTCTTGATTGCCGAATGTGACATAAGTTACTGCACTCTCAATTAAAGGAATTATTTTTGCAGTTGTTGTATTTGCTAAAATGACAAAGTTACCAGCTTGACGAATACCTTGTGAAAGAGTGATTGAAGTTAATCCGCTTGGTAAACCTATGCGAGCTTCACTCACCGCTGTTGTTCCATTCGTCCATTTGCAATCTATTTCGATGTATTGCCCGTCACGAAACCAGTAAAACTCTTGATTTGCTAAAGTTCCAAAACCTTGAGTTGTCGGAGTGTAAGAAGTGTAAACTCGTGGGATAAATCTTTCTAAGATTCTCCAATTTGTACCGTCACAAATAATTGTTAATGTTTCAAATTGTGTGTCGAGTGTTGTTGTAGTTTGACCGTCAATAGTTTCCGATGCATTTGGATCAATTGTTAATTGAGTAAAATCATTCGTTGTTTTTTTAATTATTAACCGTTTTCCAGAATTACCACTTGCCGCAAAAAGACTTAATGTCCATGCACCGCCAGATGTATCACACAAAATTACATCGTCAGTTGTTGTAGCTGTGTAAGTTGTTGTCTTAGAAACGACTGTTAAATTATTACCTACTGATGCCCATTCAAGACCTGTCGAAGTTGATGAATTTGCTTTTAAATATTGTCCATCAGTCCCTACTGCTAAACGATCCGGAGTACTAGCACCAGTCGCAGCGTAAATATCACCTTTTGTTGTCAGTGTTGATTTTAAAGTCTTAGCATCTAGTTGTGTTTGAATTGCACTCGTAACACCGCTCACATAACCAAGCTCTGTAGCTGTCACACTCGATGCACTCACAAATCCAGAAGCGTCACTAACTAATGCTCTAGATGCTGTAGTTGATGCAAGTTTAGACAATGCAATAGCTGCACTTGCGTTGATATCTGCATTCACGATTGAAGTTGAAAGATTAAGTTTTGAATATGCAATTGCAGCGCTTCCACTTATGTCAGCATTTACAATTGATGTCGCTAGATTTAGTTTAGAATAAGCAATTGCAGCCGAAGCGTTAATATCTGCATTCACAATAGAACCAGACAAACTAAGTTTTGAATAAGCAATTGCTGCTGCTGCGTCTATGTCAGCATTTACGACGCTACCTGAAAGTAAGATTTTTGTTCCATTGAATTGAAACTCATTTGATGCGTTAACTTTAAGCAAATAGTCTGCACTATTGCCAGCGTTACGCCATCCGATTGATTCATTATTGCCAAGTCTTAAGATCCCAGCACTTGAAGGATTGGTAGCACTTGATTTGTAGTATGCACCTTTTAAACCGTAGGCGTTACCGAAGTCTAATTCGGCTGTTAGAGTAAATGATCCGCCTGATCGTTGAAGTGTGCCAGTTGATAAAGCGATGAAGTAATTCGAGAGAGTTGTTCCCCAGTTCGAATCACCCTCAGCCGGTATAGTGTACGAAACACCTGCGAAAGAAATTAAAGTTCCTATAGATTTACCCTCCTGATTTTTTATTCCATGGAATCATACCTTTTTTAGCCTCACTCATTTTTGTATGCATATCTTCATTTTTTTGTTTTGCACCTATTACTAGGTTATCAAATGAAGTATCATCAATTTTGAATTTAACTAGGTATTTTCCGAATAAAAAACCTTTCTTTTTAATTTGTTTCGAGACAGCAGCAACACTCCAACCATTTGATCGAGCGCAATCTGAAACTGATTTGTATTCTGTCTCTTGTCTTGTTGTTGTGTCAAAAAGAATAACAGACTTAGAACAAGCCTCTCTACTTTTAATATAACCTTTTGCATTTATAAAATTAGTATTTTTTTCGTACAGCTCTCTGAATTGCTGTCTTCGTTCTTCTGTCCAAGATTTAACTAAGCCTAATCGATGTGCACTTTTAACATCATCATCTCTGAACATAGCTTTCATTTTTTTAGAAAACTCTTTTTTATTTACAGTTTTCCATCTTCTTTTTTGAGATATAGATTTTTTTTCACAAACAGAATTAGAATGTTTGTTGCCTAAAGATCCACCAGTTGTTGAATTATAACCATTTGGAGAAAGAGTATTATACTTTTGAATGTAGTACTGTTCTTTTTGGAACATTTCTTCTCCTGTACACTCTTCTAAAACTTCAACTTCAAAATTTATGATCCCGAACATTCTCATGGCTTCATAAACTTCTGCTGGATTTCCTTTATTTGCCTCAAACTTATGGGAACTCATTCTTTGCGATAAAGAACTTTGAGTAACACCGATATAGGATTTATCGTTTAATGTATTTGTTATTTTATATACTAGAGCCATGAGGCCTCCTTTTTTAAGGGAGACCTTAGGCCTTATTTATCAGCAAGTCAATGTTACTACAATTTCATGTAGTACTATTATCTAACTGTTTACTATCGCTGTCCCCTTGACGCACTTAGCTGGAGTTTCAACGATGATCGCTTGTGCTCCGTATAAACGTAACTCGTAAGCGTTTTTGTCAGCAATATGCAAAAACAATTCGCCTTTACGTCCTGGTGTCTCGAAAGAAAATTCTTGTGAACCGATACGTTTTACACGTTTCATCGGAACAAGGAAGCATTCGCCTTCTTTAACCATTGGATGTGGAACTAAGTTCAACTTACCATTTGGTCCCATAAGAACGATAGTCTCAAATCCTGCGATTCCTTCTGTCTCTTTAGCTCCACCATTTTGACGACGTAAGTCTGTCATAGTTCCTGAAAGATTTGTGAAAGTTTTAGGTGACAAAAGAATGTCAGCTTCTTCCATCAATCCACCTTTAGAAACTGCAAGACCTGCCATGTTGATGATTTTTGCTGTAGTTGCAGCACCAGAACCAAAACCGTAGCTAGAACCTGACCACAAGCTATAAGTTGCAGCAGAAATACCAAACAATGAACCAGAGTTAGTGATGATTTTATCAAGACCAACCGGCTCAACGCCTTTAGCACCTTTCCAGTGAATATAACAATCACCAGCTCCTAGAGCTGTATCAAGTGCACCGATACCAGTCGCAGTACCTGTCACATTTAATTTTCTGTCTGTGAAGTTTACTGCTGTGATTGCGAAAATCGCATCAGCTCCAGAAGATACTAATGAATCATCAGATACTTTATAAAAGTTGATTAAAGCGTTTTCAGTACCTGCCCAGATACCAGGCGCCCATCCTGCTGCTAACATAGTAACAACAGTTGAAGTTGCAGAAGCATTTGCAGAAGAATCAGCAGTTCCAAGACCAGTCGGTGATTGACCATACAAGAAAGCCATTTCTAAACGACGAGCACCAGTCTCCATCAAGTTTTCAACTAGTAATTCAGAAGCGTTTTTAAAAGCTGCTTTTGAAGCTACTGCTTTTGCTGCTGCTTCATAATCCATTTGACCACGGATAATGATTTGATTCGCGTCTACAGAAGCTTCTTTTAATTGAGCTGCGATAGCATCGTTCAAAGTAGAAACGCCTGCGCCTGCTGCTAAATAAGTTACGCCTGCTTCAGAAGAAAGAATAACTGGGAAGTTATAAGCTTTAGCGATACGCTCTGTTTGTTTAAATTTAACTTTTGCTTGAAGGATCGCAACTTCTGGAATTGCGTTAATTGGTCCTTCGCCATAAACTACTTTCGTATTTATCCACACTTTCATGTGGTACTGACTATATCATCACTGATTAACAGTGTGTTGCGCTTGTGAAATTTTATGTTGGTGCCTCATCTCAAGGAATCTAAACTTGTGCTGCATACTTTTAAACTGCAAAACAAATTCTCTGATATTTTTCCAAAGAATTAAACTATCTTTAGAATTTATCTTTAAAAAAGGATAACTTTTATCACCCTTCTTTTGATATTTAAGCTTAGTTTCGAATCCATATGTATTTTTAATCCATTCCTGAATTTTGATACAAGATTCTAACGACTCGTTACTAATGAAAATCCTAAGATTTGCATTGTAACACTTGTTATATTTTGGATCTATTTTACCTTCAACATAACCGTCATCCATTAACCAAACAGCCATAAGAAAATCAGGATTAGTAATAAATCTTAATATTCTTGATTTATCTTTCTTGCCATTTGGATAAGTAAACTTTCTCCATGCCTTAAATCTTCTCCACACTGCTGAAAATTGAACCAGAGTTGAATCTTTGCCGAAACCTCTGTTATTACTTGATGTTCTAATGTTGATATCTCTACCTAATATAGATCCAACAAGTTTCGCCTTCCATGCTATGTAATCGGCTTGATGTATACTATGAGCTATGGTTATTGAGCCATATTTCTTAGTTTGTCCTACATAGTGTAGGCATCCGTCACCGATAACTAAAGACAAAAGCATTGATCGCTTATCTTTCCTTAACATAATCACCTTCTAACCGCCTGTGGCTTCAAGAATGTATATAAAATTTCTAGTCGATGAACCTTGCCTTTCGGCCTTGGCTGCTGATTGCCGACGCTTTCACGTTACGGTTTCCAGCAATTCACAACATTTTTGAGTGTTAACTCAGGGGAGTTTACCCCACTTGTTCTAAAACTACTGTCCAAACAAGCCGTCTAAAGTAGAAGTTGTATTGTATTGTGCCATTTTTAACTCCTATTTTAATTTATATTTTTGTTGTTAATTCTATTTATGTATCACTGGTTGTGCGATGACATTTTGAGAGTTACCTTTTTATTATCTAGTGGTGTGCTAAACTTTTTAAATAACCCTCTCTGCGCAAATGATAAGTTAAGTCATTTTATATAACTAAGTTATTTATTTTACTCTTTCTTCAAGTGAGCGTTTCCACTCTGCCATTGTCATTGGTCGACCAGACTTTGGTTGAGGTGCTGCTTCTTGCTTAGTAGATCTTTGCTGAAATACTTGCCCTTGTTTTTCTTGAAGCTTACGAATGTCGCTCTTGCGAATTTTGTTCGCAACATCCTCACCAAACAAATTAATTAAGTGATCACCGTCCGCTTCACCAACAATCGATTTAATGATTGATGTAATGTCAGACTTAACTTCATCGACAAGATCATCTGCTGTAAGCTCTAGACCAAGTTCTAGGTTTTTCTGCATAATACTTGCAAAACGCTTAACCATTTCTGGAGACTTCGGAAGTCCTGACTTACCTAAAGCATCGATGATTGTCTTTTGAAACTCTTGAGCATACTTAGCTTCTTGTTCTGCTAAAGCTTGCTTTTCACGTTCAGCTTTAATGCGCTCTTTTTCAGCTTCCATTTCTTCTTTGTATTTTTTAAGATCTCGAAGCTCTTTATCTTTTGGATCCATTGCCTCTTCTTGAAGTTGTTCTAGCAAAAACCGTTCAGCAGCTTCTCGCCCCTTTGGTCCAAGCTTTTTAAACACATTAGCCGGATCTTCCTCGAAAGCTTTAATGATCTCAAAAGCCTTGGCCTTCGCGGCTTTCGCTTCTTCCATTCTCTTTTTAGCTGCGTAACTAAGTTGCAACTTTCGTTTAAGTCCTTCTTCGTCGTTGAAGTCGATCTCGTCTTCGATCTCTTCACCGTCGACTTTGAGCTTAAGTTTTTTCTTAAGTGCTTGTGGGATTTCTGCTTTTTTTTCTGCTTGCGTTTCTGTGACTTGACCTTCGTCTTGCGTTTCAACTTGTTCATTTACGACTTCTGTCGATTCAGGAGCGGATTCAACCGCTCCACCTGTTTCAACTGTTTCCATTCTTTACTCCTATTGCATTGGCAGAGGTGACTCTGCTGGTTGTGGTAAGTTTACATTTTCAGCTTGTTGTGTGACTGGATTTTGAGCATTCATAACATCTGCCATTTGACCTTGCTCTGGAGCTTGCGGCATTGGAGCTGGTGCAAAGCTTTGTTGCTTAAGCATCGCCGCTAATGCTGGATCAATACTCTTAGCAAAGTTGATGTGCTCTTGAATGTGAGACAAAGTATTTTGAACAATGTTCGGATTTGCTCTAGCCTCTGGTGAGTTTAACACGCATGAATGCTCTAAAACGTGAAGCGAATGATCATCTGTCATGAGCGCTTGCACTTGTTTACCATCCATTAAGAATTCATTCTCAGATCTAATAAGCATATTCTGACTGTTCTCATGTTCATATAAAGGCTCAAGGTTTCCGCTAGTTAATACACTAATATATTGCTCTGGTGTTTTAATTAGTTGAGTTTGTAATAACTGATTAGCAATCTCAACACGACCAGCACTTGTCTTAGTCAACGGATTAGCATTATCAACAAACACTCGAGAAATACCCTCAAGATCTTTACCTTTAAAGCTTCTCATGTAACTTCGTTTTGTTTTGCCTGCAATCATAGCAACACGGGGAACGACTGCAAATGTTTGAAGTAACTCGATCAATGCTGTTCCTACTTGTTCACTTAGCATATTTAAGCCAATTTGAACGCCGCTTGAGAATTGAATTGCTTGTTGTTGAATAAGTGCCATCGCTGCGCCTGACAACGTAGCCGGAGCATTGCCACGAGCAATTTGATTAACTCCACTGATAGTCTCAGCTTGTTGGTTTAAGTAGTTTGCAAAGTTAAAGACCTCTGGTGAGGTTTGAAGCAAATTCATCGGCTCCATTTTTCCAGCTTTAGGATCAAACTCAAACACGTTCATTCCATCCATGATTTGAGTCACTCTCGGAGCTGCGCCTTTCGGCACTTGAAAGTTTTGTACTGCATTCGCTGCTTGATTCGTTAATATTGCACTCACTGTCATGTCTAGTGCATCCTGAATAGGCAATAAGTCCATAGCATTCGAATGACCAAATGAAGCTTGATATGTCATCGCTGGTGTTAAACAGAAAACGTAGTGCTGCTTATATGGCAATGGTCCATCGAACAAGACAAGCTCATCATTTAAGCATATCGTTAAACGACCTTCTGGCATTGCATCCGTTCTATTGTGTCGTAACTCATAAACGTCAATTAAGTCTGAATCAATTTCATCGATAAACTTGTAAGGAATAAGCTCATACTTTAAAGCGTCTTGTCTGTTCATTGTTAAGCCGATAATTTTATCTGCTAACTCTGGATGTTTTGCAGCTAAATCATACTTATTTTGTTGAGTTCTTACGATGTACCAATCGTGATCCATTGATTTTCGAGTGTAATCACGAGTGATGTCTAAAAGAGTGTGTGCTTTAAAGTCTACATCACCTTCGTAAATTGGATCACCAGTCTCAGGATTTCTGCCATAAACTTGACCGCCGTTAACGTCCCAAGACATTGAGATCCATCCTTCTTTAAGGAATAGACCTTTCTCAACTGCTTCAGTAAGCATTTTATCTAAGCGTTTTTCACGCATGTAGTAATCAAGTAAGCCGCTAGCCAATTGAGTGTCAGCTTGTGATTCAGCGTCGCTGTTAACTGCGCGTACTTCCCACGCTGGTCTGGTTGATGTCACCATGACATGAATGTGACGAATCAAATTCGCGTAGTGGTTAACGTGAATTGCTTTTAATGATTGATCAACATCGTCAATCTTAGTTGTACCATAATAAGTGTCATATGACTTTCGAAGGTCTGATAAAATGCCAGTCTTTTCACAATACTTTTTAAAGTTTGTTACTTTGGTCATTATCTCGCCTGCGACTTTTTCACGCTCGACACTTGCCCAGTATTTATTAGAGCTTAATTGTTTCATTTTTTACCCCTTATTGCTTTCAAAGCTGTGTAATTATTTTCTTCTCCATCATAAAATTCATCTGGCCCCACAATTGTAGGAATAGGATTAGTATGTTCGTCAATATTTCTTACTAAATACATAATTGCGGCAATAGCATCATAGTGACCAAGTGTTTTGGAACGTGCAAACTGGTCTCGTTTTTCATTCCATAACCCATATTTAAGCGAGTTTATTAAAGTCTTACATGACTCATCTATTTCTATTCGACCTTCTTTAAACCACACTCTCAAGTTGTTGATCATCGCGTGAAGGTTATCTTTAGAAGTTGAGTGAAAAAACATGTTGTGAATTGATCCAAGGTCTAAAAGTAGCAGTGGATTATTATTATCTGCAACGCGCTTGTAAGGCTCTTTCCCTTGCCATAACTCTTGTTCAATTTGAGAGATCTCTGCATGAAGTCTTGGAGTTGTCATCTCTGGTCCACCAATCACATGCTCACGTTCAATGCAGATCTTGGCTCGTTTAAAATCATAGTAAGCAAAGAGAGTGACATTTAAGTCTCTGACTCCCAAGTCCATTGATACATACTTATGATAATACTTATAGTTGTCGTCTTTTTGAGTAATCTTGTAATCATAGCCGCGCATTTCTGGAATAATAGATAGAGTTTCATCAGTAGCAAACTCACATAAATATTCACGCTCCCAGTCAGTCTTTGTTAAACACTCTGCTTTATATTCTTCGATCATCTCAGGCGTGACCATGGGGTTCTTATAAATGTCGAGCTTAACATAGGCATTTTCTTGCTCTGCTTTTAAACAAAAGTCTTTAAAGTCATGATCAGGTGACTTTGGTGGCGTCGAGATCATTATCACTCGCGCACCTTCGCGGTACATTGTCATTGGCACAACTACTGATGAATAAATATAAGTTAAGTTTTTAATGTAAGCTGCTTCGTCAAAGACGTATAGATCACAATAGTTACCACGACCAGCATTCGGCTTTCGATCTAAACCTATAAGCTGAATCTCTGATCCGTTATGAAAGAAGTATTTCTTTTTTGATTGTAAATACTTTGGTCTATAAGCCTCTGGACAATCATCAAGCACATTCTCAAACGCCGGAAGTATAAACTCTTCAAGGTCTGTTAAAAATGCAGTAGCAATCTTCACTTTAGCTCGTGGCTTTGATCGAGCAACACGAATGCATTCAATAATAACCCAATAAGTTTTACCAAAACGACGTGAGCAGTTAGCAACAAATAGTTTATTTTCAACTTGTTCAAATGCTTTTTGAATAACTTGCTGACCTGAGTGATGTTTATACTTAAGTACATTTCGATGCCAAAGTACGTCTTTCCAAAAGTTGACATCTAAACTCATTAGCTAGCTTTTTCATTATTTCTAACAAACTGTAAAATCATTTCAGTTGAAACTGTATCGATCTTCTTAGCTAAATCTTGCTGTGCTGACTCTTCACCGAACTTTGTTGAATCAATTTCAATGCGTTCTTTTAAGACGTTAGTTATCAAATATTTGAGAGCTACTGTGCTACCCTTTTCACCATGAAGCCACATCATACGGCGAACACTTGCTTTTCCTTTTTCTCGAGCATTGGCGATAACATCCGAAAAGCGTCCTTCGAGGGTATCTACAGAACAATCAAAGAATGCTGCCATTTCTTTCATTGTACAATGCATAGATGCTAGTTTTTCAAGCTGTACAGTATCGATGTTTTTCTTAGCCGTAGGCCCTGATTTAGGTGCTGCCATTAAAACACCTCTCCATCTTTTTGATCAAACAACTCATGACATTGTGGACATCTAATGAGAACTTTCTTTTCAACTTTATTTTCTTTCTTTGGTTCTTCTTTTTCAAACATATCTAAAGTAAAGTCATGAATACCAAGCATATTAATATCAAAGTCAGGTCCTAAGTTTTGAAGGTCATAGTTAACAAAGGCTAAATCTAACATCGACCAGTCGCTTATCGCATTATCAGAGATTAAAAATGCATATTCAGCGTCGTTGTCTTTAAAGTCTTGATGTACTACTGGGAATTCTTTGATGCCAGCTCTTATAGCAGCTAACTTGCGTCCATGTCCTGCGACAATGTAACCAGATAGATTGCTTACAATAATTGGATGTCTAATGCCGTGGTATTTATAAAGCTCTGCTAAGCGCTCAACTTGGTCGCTTCCGTGTTTATTAGCATTCTTTGGGTGATCTTTTAATTCTTTCGGGTTAACGAGCTTATCGTATTTTGCTTGAATTTCCATAAAGTCTCCTTGGTTTTAAGAGCTTTCAAATATATTAAATAATAAAATGTAGGTTGTAGCAATGTTGGCTTTTTAAGTTCATCGTCTAAGTCTTCTAAAACTAGACCTGGAATATCTTCAGGTTCAGCTCTACCAATGTATCTTTTAACTATGTGAGCGTACTCTGGTCGATGCTGCCTACAGTTGACGATATCATCAGCAATGCCGATGTGAATCCAATAGTCTAATTCATCTCTGATCTTTTTAACTATGCTCATGTTCGTTTAATGCTTGAGTGAAATTTTAAAGCGGTTAGATCTGATTCATGATCATCGAGTTTTGCTTGTAGAGAGTTTACTTGTTCTCGTAACTCTTTGACTTCTTGATTCAGATCTTCGCGCTTCGGAAAAATGTGACTTATAACCTTATTCAACTCAATGCCTAAAATAATTGCACTTACGAGCAATATGTCTACACTGTTAGCACTAAGAGCAAGCACTTTAAGCGTAAATATTAAGCATATTATCAATGTCCAGTTATAAGTCCCAAGTTTAATCATATACCGAAAAAGTCTCTGAAATATCTAGTTACTTGATTCATAAAGATTGCAAATATGTCGGGATTCGTTTGATTGTTCAAAGTTGCATGCTTTTCAAATTGTTTTTTTGAAATAACATACTCTTTTAAACCGAACGCTTGAGCATAGCCTTCGTCTTTGGCTTTATAAATAACAAAAACCTTCATTAATTCGTCGATTTCTTCGACTTGTGGTTCTTGCTCGACTATTTTTTTGATTGCCTTCTTTGCCATTTTAAGCTTTCACAGTGCCAGCGTCGATGACATATGGCTTTTTAGGTTCTTCTTTTTTCTCTTCTTTTGGAGCTTTACTTGGATCGATGTCGATAATTTGAGCATATAAGTCATTACAGATAGCTTCTAAAACTCCACGAGCTTGAGCAGCTTCTTTGATTTCTTCAAAGTAAAACTGTGAAACACCAAGCCTATAGTGAACCCATGCTAAGCTTTCTTTGATGATTTCTAGTTCAGTGACTTTCTTTTGTTGTTCTTCAGTTAAAGTGATTTTTTCCATAAATACTCCTAGTTAATAACAACATTGTATTCATCTTAATTTATACAGCAAATATATTATTTAATTACAGATATAATTATATTGATTCTATGTTAAATATGCTTCTAGTATATCAATATGGAATTTATTTTTAATTTACCAAAAAAAAAAGACGCAAGTGTAACAACATCGATTTCTTTAGCGGTGACACAAGACTTAAAAGAAGACATTCAAAGAATAAAAAAAAGTCATCCTGATAATGTATTTTTAATAAATGAAATAATTAGACAATTCTTAAATCAACTTGTTGAAAAATATGATCGCGGAGAAATTGGCAAATAAACTTTATTTTTATTTGTCGTCATGCTGCAATTAAGTTGTGCAGCTATAACTATAAGTTGGGGTCCTTGAGAATATCAAAACTCTGCCCAGCTGCACTCATCTCGCTAGCATGACAATAGCGACAGTCAACATAACTAGATAAAGACTTAACATTAATCCAAAATACTTCATAAAATCCCCTCTGTTGTTACTTTAAAAATAAGCTCATACCTTGTGGTGACGCCAAGCTTTGCATAGATATTCTTTATTTTAAGCGCAGTCGTTGGAACACTTAATCCTAACTCTTTAGCTATCTGCTTATTCGTCTTACAAGCGCATATGCCTTTGATAATTAATTTATCTAGCTCACTCATCGATAGGAACCTGGTAGAAACTAACAACTTGCTTTACTGGAATATTAATCTCAGTTTTTATTATGTTACCTTGCTCGTCCTTGTAAGTCGATGTCTGTAGTTCATAGTGTGTAACTTGTTGCTGTGAATGGAATAATAAGCCATTGCTGGGCTTAGGTTCATTCTCCATAACTCTGACTATTTTAGACTTTTGCATTTTCAATTCTCTGCTTTGCAATTTCAAAATACTTATCATCCTTTTCAATACCAATAAATTTACGATTCAAGTTTACACAAGCAACACCTGTACTGCCACTTCCCATTGTGAAGTCTAATACTGTTTCATTTTCTAGTGTGTAGGTTTTGATTAAATATTCGAGAAGTGCTACTGGTTTTTGTGTTGGATGTAATTTTTCTTTATCATGTTTAAAATTTAAATCTGAGTATGGATAATTGGTAAACTCTTGATAAATTTCTTCTTTTCGTGATGGTCTATTCCAATTATGCCCACCATTTTTGTCTTTTCTGTTTTTCTTCTTTAGATTAACTCTAATTAAACCTTGAGGGTAGTAAACCATATTATTTCTATTGTTGTTTGCCGTATTCCCATTTGAAAAAACATGAATTAACTCATTCCTATTCATCGGCTTTAGTTTAGCTGTCATGAAATTTGCAGAAATATTTTTATTCCAAATCCAATCATACTTAAACATTTTCAAATTACTCATTCTTAAATGAGAACTAAACGGCTCGCTTCCAAACAAGCAAATAGCACCATTATCCTTAGTGATTCTTTTAAGCTCATTCCACATTGGTTCAAAAGGAATAACCACATCCCATTTACAAGCTGTGGTTCCATAAGGAGGGTCAGTTAAAACCATATCTATGGATTTATCAGGAATAGTCTTCATTAACTCTAAACAGTCACCATGTAATAATTGCATTCAGAAATTAAACTAAGCATGAATTTATTTGGCAACAAAAAATAACCTGTGCGAGACTTGTCGTATTTCAATGCTCGTGGCTCACTAAACGATATAACATTGTTCCAATGTTTACTATTTCTAGACAGGTTAAAAATTAAAACTCACTCGCAAGCCCTTTTATCTGTTCAATCAAATCAACTAACTGCTCAACATTTTCGCAGTCACCGTGCTTTAACTGCGATCTGCATAAGTTGTAAATTTCATTCAAAGTCGAAGAATACTCACCTGCGCTAATCATTTGCTTAACCTTGTACACTTCGTCTTCGTCTTGTGGGTTAAAGCTTAGATTAATCATTCATTGGTCTCTTGCCTATCATTTCTTCAATAAGCTCTTGATTCCAAGGTTCTCCCATATTTTCTTCTGCAAACTTATCAAGCTCTGCTTTTTTCATGTCCCAAAATTTCTTAGTAAGAGCCTGATTTCTTATTACTTTATTAAACAACATTAAAGCGTACTCATGGCTCATTCCAGAATGCCCCTCACCTAAATGACAATTAACAAGTCTCATTACTGCATGAGCAATTTCGCCATTGTAATCAGAATCTTTGTCGAACAATCCGGCAAGTTCTAAATTCTTCTGTGCATCGTCTCTAATACTCATTTATATCCCCAATCTAAAAAAATCGCCTTTTTTATAAGTTTAACTTTGTAAGTAGTTGAAAAAACAAGCGACGAGGCTAAGGGCTCTCCCCTTACTTACATTGGTAAAATCTTTTTTGGCGTCACCAAACCAACGCCGCTTGATGTATTATAAAATTATGAAGCCAGAGCCAGAGCCATAGCCATCGCCTAAGCCATCGCCAGAGCCAGAGCCAGAGCC